GAAATATTTTGACATATACAAACTAATTATAACAAATTTTAAAATTTATATTAAGGATGCTATAACAGCTATATTCTTGTACTACAGTACGCAAAGTGATGGATGAATGAACTTAAAGTAAAGTTTCTTATCACTCCTTTCCACTAGACCAGCTTCTAAAGCTGAATATACTGTATTATGTTGTACCCCTATTTCGTGAACTATTCTATTCAGAGATAGGTCTACAATATTGGATGCTATTCTAGACCAGCATTTGAATCGGATTAAGAAGCCGATAACATTTCTATCTACATCTGTATCTAACAGGCTGCTATCTATGGTTACAAAGAACTTGGTAGGTTCTGTATAGCTATACTTATTACTGCATCCAGTTCTATCTATTGTTAGGTTGGCTACTTCTTCAAACTTCTTTAGATGGTTAAAGATGGTAGTTTCGCTAACACCTGTTATTCTTACTATATCTTTAATAGTACTATCTGGATTCTTACTAATGGCTATTAGGGTGCAGAAGTAAGTAAATGCTTCATTATTGGTTAATGCTTGTAATATTGGGATATTTAGTTTAATTCTCATAGTTAAATAATTATAAATCATTTTATGTAAAACAATCTTTTTAAGATTAGAATCGGCTAAGAATATGTACCTTTGAGTGTTAATTTAAAACATTATATATTATGATTGAAGATAGTCCTTGTAACGACTGCTTTTACAATGTCTTAAACAGACGTTGTGGTAAGAATAATTATAATCTTTATATGAAAATATCAGACCATAGAGATTGTGACGATTTTGAAGTATGTCCTTATGAAGAAGAGGAGGAAGAAGAATTGATTAATGAGATTCCAATGGTAAAGATTTGTCATTGTGGCAGTGATGCTTATTGGGATGGTTCTAACTATGTTTGTGAAAATTGTGGGCATTGCTTCAAACCTGATTAATAAAAAATGTGAGCAGAATTAGATTAATATGCCAAATTCTGCTCATACTTTACTTAGAATGTTCTTTTGCGTGACACTCTTTACAGATAGACATAAGATTATTAAAGTCAAATGCTTTGGCTAGTCTTTTAGTGCCAGTATAATTCATAAAGGAATCTATGTGGTGAATATCTTCTGCTGGTTTGACAATATCTTTGGCTAAACAGAGTTCACATAATGGCTGCTGCATTAGCTTAGCTAGTCTTAATTCCTTCCATTTGGTAGATTGGTATATCTTCTGTCTTTCTTCCCTGTTAAATGTTCTGGAAGGCTGCTTATTCGGTTTCTTTAGGTATGGCATATAGTTCTGATGGTATTATGTATTCACCTTCTTCATTCTGTACTTCCAATGGTGCTAATTTACTATTCATTGTATAGCTGGACTTCTTAGCATAGCATCTTATAGTATTGAATTGCACTCTTAGTAGTTCTAATACAGATTCTTCTGTTACATCTTCCAGCCCTACTTCCATACATCTTATTACTGCTTTCTGTAGGAAATCTTCTACAGTCTGGGACATATAGATAGTATCTTTATAGTATGTAGTGTATTGCTTTACTAATTCGGGATAATGTTTGGCTATTATATCAGCTATTTTAGAAGCATTTCTATGAAGTGGCTTATCTATTACTGTATTGTAGCTGTACTGGTCATATTGTGGTTTCCAGTTAATTATCTTATCTGCTGTTTCTATATCAATGTGAAATAATGATGCTGCTTTGTCTAGTCCGTAATCATATATATACTGTAGAAGGACTGATTTAGGTGGTCTTATCATTCTTGAATTTAATGTACTGGTTAATGGTTTCCCTGTTATAATTGAAGAAGTCTTTTAGTATGGCTTCTATCAGTGGTGCTTTATCTGATTTGTGGTTAGTATGTTCATCTATAATATCAATATTTCTATTAAAGAAATCTGCTATTATCAATCTTAGTAGTTTAGACCTGTCTTTGCCTAGTAATTGCTGTAGTTCCGTTAGTAGCAGGTCAGTATTTAGGTCTATTTTAGCTTTAATTTCTATTGGGTAATTACTTCTTCTTTCCATAGTTTAGCCTTTAATTGTATTACAAATTTACTAATTCCTTAACAGACTTCCAAATAAATAATACACATTCTTTGACAATTGTATTGTGGTGATTATAAGTCAATTAGGGCCATTATATAGCTTTATAAATTATAAAAATTAAATAGACTATAATATGATAAATTACACTATTCCAAAGGACATTGAAAAGGATGCTAAGGTATATATGCAGAATGTACTGGAACAGCTAGATAGTACTGGTATGTTAGAGAATGTGGATAGTGCAGCTTTAACAATGCTGGCTAGAAACTACAGTATGTTCATTAAGGCATCCAAACAGTTAGAAGATGAAGGTTTGACTGTTACCAGTGATAGAGGTAACATTGCACCGCACCCAGCTATTAAGATTGCTAAAGATGCTCAAACGCAAGCTATGAAAGTTATGCTGGAGTTCGGACTAACAGCTAAGGCTAGAACTAAATTGCCTAAAATAGAACAGGACGGGTATAACCCATTTGAGCAGTTTATAAAGGAAGGAAAGGAAACTAGGTAATGAATACCAAACTTTACTATGAATATTGTAGTAAGGTTCTTAATGATGAAATAATAGCTGGTGAAACTATTAAACTGGCTTGTAAGAGATTCCAAAATGACCTGCAAAGGGATGATTTGGAATTTAAAGAGGACAAGGTAGATAGAGCCATTCTGTTCATTAGCACATTGAAGCATTATACAGGTAGACATTCTGGTAAACCATTCACTTTAGAAGGATGGCAGCAGTTTATAATAGCTAATATAGTTGGATTCTACTGGAAGGGAACTACTACCAGAAGATATACTAGCAGCTATATAGAAGTAAGTAGAAAGCAGGGTAAGACAGCTTTAGCTGCTGCTTTATGCTTGTATTATTTAATAGCTGATGGTGAAGATGGTGCAGAAGTATTACTGGCTGCTAATAGTAAAGAGCAGGCTAAGATAGCCTTTGATATGTGTAGCAAGTTTAGTAAGGGATTGGATTCTAAAGGCAAGTATCTTACAGCCTATAGAGCTGATATTCTGTTTAACCTTACTAATTCCAAGTTGAAAGTATTGGCTGCTGATGATAGTAAGCTGGATGGATTTAATGCCAGCTTTGGTTTATTGGATGAATATCACGCTGCTAAGAATAGTAAGGTACGTGATGTTATTAAGTCCAGTATGGGGATGAGAATGAATCCACACTTATGTACTATTACTACTGCTGGCTTCGATAAAACTTTACCCTGTTACCAATTAAGAACCGTAGCTATAGAAGTGCTTAATGGCTTAAAGGTAGATGATGAAATGTTTATAGCTATCTATTCTTTAGATGCTGATGATGATTGGAGAGATGAAAAGAACTGGGTTAAATGTGCACCAAACTTGGATATTACAGTAACTTCCAAATACATTAGGGGACAGGTACAACAGGCAATAAATAACCCTGCTGATGAAGTCGGAGTTAAAACTAAGACTTTGAATTTATGGTGTGACAGTTCTAATGTGTGGCTACCAGAGGACTATATTATTAAGTGCAGTCAGAAAGTAGACCTTAATAAGTTTGCTGGTATAGATTGCTATGTAGGTGTGGATTTGGCTGCTACTTCGGATTTGACTGCTGTAGCCTACTTAGTAGTACTGGATGGTACTTACTACTTCAAAACACATTACTATCTTCCAGAATCGGCATTAAAGGATAAGGCAGATAAGGAACTTTACAAATACTGGAAGCAGCAGGGGTATCTTACTGTTACCAGTGGTAATGTTACCGATTATGACTATATAACTACTGATATGCTTAGATATGCTGATGTAGTTAATATCCAGTCTGTAGGATATGACAAGTATAATGCTACACAATGGGCTATAGATTCTACAGAGCAGGGATTACCATTAGAAGAATATCCACAAACACTAGGTAACTTTAATATGCCTACTAGAGAACTGGAAAGGCTAATACTATCTGGTAAGGCAGTTATTGATAACAATGAAATAAATAGGTACTGCTTTAGAAATGTTACTTTGAAGTCTGATTATAATGGTAATGTTAAACCGAATAAGGCAGTAGATAAGAAGAAGATAGATGGAACTATAGCAATGATACAGGCTTTAGGTATGTATCTGAGAACACCACATTACACAAATGAAATACTGACTATTTAATGGGAATTTTTACTAATTGGTTTAAAAAGAAAGAACCAGAACAGGAAACCAGAGGGTTATTCTGTGATTCCTTAATGTATAATATGAATGGCGGTTATACCACTAATAAGGCTATGCTGTTATCTACAGTCTACAGATGTGTAGATGTTATTAGTGATGCAGTGGCACAGCTTCCATTAGAGCCATATTACATTAATGATTCTGGTTATAAAGAAAAGTTTATTAAGCATCCTACTTACTACTTACTGAACAAAGAGCCGAACAATAAGATGAGCAGGTTTACTTTTATAAAGACTTTGATAGTAAGTACACTGCTTAAAGGTAATGGATATGCTTACATAGAAAGAGATGCTAAAGGAGATGCAGTAGCACTTCATTATTTACAGCCAGATTATGTTACTATTACTGAACAGAAGGACGGAATTAAATATAGTGTTGTTGGCATTAAAGGACTGGTAGAGCCTTGCAATATGATTCATATACTGAACTTTAGTTATGATGGTATTACTGGAATCAGTACTTTACAACACGCCAGACAGACTTTGGGACTGGCTACAGATTCCGAATCACACGCACAAGGATTCTTTAAAGGTGGTGCTAATCTGGCTGGTATTCTTAAAGTACAATCTACTTTAACTGGTAAGCAGAAGGTAGATTTAAAAACTAGCTGGCAGACTGCTTTTAGTCCTACTACTGGTACACCTAATGGAGTAGCTGTATTAGAAGGTAATATGGACTTCCTGCCTATTACAGTGAATCCTGCTGATGCACAACTATTAGAAACCAGACAGTTTAATGTAATTGATATTTGTAGGTTCTTCGGGGTATCACCAGTTAAAGCATTTGACTTATCCAAGAGCAGTTATAGTACTGTTGAGGCTACCCAGCTAGCTTTTCTTACTGATACATTATCACCATTACTAGAGAAGATAGAATTAGAGTTTGAAAGGAAGCTGTATAAGCCTTCTGAAAGGAGTAGAATAGATGTAAGATTTGATACTTCTGTATTACTAAGAGCAGACAAACAATCTTTAGCAAACTACTACAATACACTATTTAATATCGGTGTGGTTAGTGCCAATGAGATTAGAAAGCAGTTGGATTTACCTGCTATAGATGGGGGAGATTCCCATTTCGTACAAGTGAATCTGATGGAGATTAAAAATGCTGCTAATAACATTCCATCTAATAACAATATAATCAATGATACAGACAATTTACAAGGGAACTGACTTAGTATTCAATATTAAGTTGGAAGATAAAGACGGCATTCCCTTTAGGGTAAGAAACACTTCCGAATTTATACTTAGACTTTACACCACAAACCCAGCAGAGTTTATAGAATGTAGTTTAAAAGGTGGTGATTTGACTGGTATAGTGGAAGAAGATAGAATAGATAAGGTAGTTATAAATTCATCTGACCTAGATAAGCTACAATCTGGACTAATCTATTACAGCTACAGCTTTAAAAGTCCTAATGCTATGTTTAATGATGCTTATTATGATGAGGTAGTAAAGGGACAGACCAATTATTATTTGAAGTAATGGAACTACAGAGAGCAACTAAAGAAGGAGTATTAGAACTGGATAGAGTCAGTGCCAAGATTGGTAGTACAGTTAATGCTATATGGGGAACTGTAGAAGGTGATATTACTAAGCAGACCGATTTACAGAATGAATTACTAGGTATTAAAGATGTTGTTAATACCAAAGTTGATAAGGTAGATGGTAGGCAGTTATCTACAGAAGATTATACAACACCAGAGAAACAAAAGCTGGCTGAACTTAATAACTATGACGATTCTGCATTAAGAAAGTATATTGAATCCTTAGAGGAACAGAACAAGCTATTAAAGGAACAGGTAGCAGCATTACAGAATCAGATAGATAATACTGGTTGGATTCTATTGGAATAATAACAATACTATGAGAGAACTAAGAAACTGTAATGAAATTGTAAAGATGGATTCTAGGACTGTAGAAGGGTATGCTTTAGTATTCGGTAAGCAGTCTAGGGATTTAGGTGGCTTTACTGAAGTAATAGAACCTACAGCCTTAGAAGGTATTTTAGAAAAGTCTGATATACTATGCTTACTGAATCACAATGAGGATAGAGGTATATTAGCCAGGTCTAAATACGGTACTGGAAGCCTAGAATTAACTATAGATGATACTGGACTTAAATACAGGTTTGAAGCACCTAACACTGCTTTAGGTGATGAACTGTTAGAAGGTCTTAGAAGGGGTGATATTAGTACTTCTTCATTTGCCTTTACTATCGGTAAAGATACTTGGACTAAGAAGGAAGATGGTAGCTATTTAAGAACTATCAATAGCTTCAAAGAATTATTCGATGTATCACCAGTATATAAGGAAGCATATCCAGATACATCTGTAGCATTAAGAAAGATGCAGGATTTAGAGAGCGAGGATTTAAAAGATTACTTCGCTGGACTTAGAAACAAGGTGGCTTAAATGAACACACTGGAATTACTAGACAAAAAGGAACTGCTTAAAAAGAGAGCAGAGGAAATTATATCTGGTGCTGAGAAGGAAGTAAGAAAGCTAAATGCTGGCGAGCAGGTGGAATTTGATGCACTTACTAAAGAAGTGGCAGATATAGATATTCAGATTAGGAAGATTGAAGAAGATAACCTTAAACAAACAACACATACAACTAATACTATGAAGGAAAAGTTTTCACTTTTAAAGGCTATCAATGATGTAGCCAATAACAGACAATTAGACGAGAGAGCACAGGAAGTAGTAACTGCTGGTATCGCAGAAATGCGCAAGGCTGGTCAGTCTTATAGCGGACAGATTGTACTTCCTATCGAGGAAAGAGGTGATATTAAAGCTACTGTAGCTACAGCAGGACAGGAGAATGTAGCAGAAGATAAGTTAGGTATTCTAGAACCATTGAGAGCAAATTTAGTATTGGCACAAGCAGGTGCTTCTTATATGACAGGACTTGTAGGTAATGTTTCTATTCCTGTTTATTCTGGTTCAAATGTAGGTTGGGCTGGTGAAGTTGATGCTGCTTCTAATGGCGGTGGTACATTCTCAGAAGTAAACCTAGAGCCTAAAAGACTTACTGCATATATCGACGTATCTAAGCAATTCTTAATTCAAGATTCTAATTCTGCTGAGGAAATGCTAAAGAGAGATATTGTTTCAGCTATTGCCAACAAACTTGAAGCTACTATTTTGGGTAGTGAAGCTGGTGATGCAAAGAAACCTGCTGGTATGCTTAATGCTGTAGTAGCAGATAGCAATGCTATCACTTACAAGGATATTGTTAAGATGGAAGCTGATTTGGAAGCTAAGAATGTGAGAGGTGATATTAAGTTTATTGTTTCACCTTCTGCTAAGGCTGATTTAAAGACTACTGACAAGGGTACTGATACTGGTAAGTATCTGATGGAAGGTAATGAGGTAAACGGTTATCCAGTTCTTTCTACTTCTGCTGTAGCTGGTAAGGGCGTAATCTTCGGTAATTTCGCTGATTTGGTTATTGGTCAATGGGGTGGAATTGATTTAACAGTAGACCCATATACACAAGCTGCTAACGGTAAAGTAAGACTTGTTATCAATGCTTACTTTGATGCCAAGCCTAGAAGAGCAGAAGCATTTGTTAAGAAGGTTCTTAAAGCCTAATTATAGTCTGTTTAATAAGTAGTAAGCTATGTATATAACTTTAGAACAAGCAAAGAAACACCTGCTAGTAGATGAGGATTTTAGGGCAGATGATATGTACATTCTGGACTTAATAGCTGTAGCAGAGGATTCGGTATCTAAACATTTAGACATAGCTTTAGATGAATTAGAAGTAGGTGGTACTTTACCACCTGCTATAATTCACGCTATGTTACTAATGATAGGTAATCTTTATGCAAATAGAGAACCTGTTAGTTATGGTACAGTAGTTAAGATTCCCTATAGTTATGAATATCTGATAGGACTTTACCGTAAATACACAATTAAATGAGAGCAGGAACATTACATTATCCTATTACCATACAAGAACCTGTAGCTATTAAAGATGGCTATGGTGCTAACTCTATTGATTGGAGAGATGTTATTAGCACTAGGTCTAATGTTACTTATAACAGTGGTAATAGACAGAATCAGAATAATGAAATAGTTCATTCTTATACTGTAACCTTTACTGTTAGATATTATCATAAGGTAAATGAGAATATGAGAATCCTTTGGAATGGAAAGAAGTACAGGATTCTTAGCATAAATCCAGAATTATATAAGCAATCAACCACTATAGTAACTGAATTGATAAATGAATAACATAGAAGTAGATGCCAGACAGGTAGTTTCTATGTTTGCGGATTTGACTAGTAGGCAGCAAAGGCAGGTTTATAGAAGTGCTTTGAGAAAGGGTGCTGGTATTCTGGCAACAGAAACTAAAAGACAACTAAGACAGGCTTTAGGTAGGGCAGCTTCCAGTAGAAACTGGTGGAATGGTAGAACTTTAGCAGCAGGGGTTAAATCTAATGCTGACCGAAACGGAGAAGAAGCTAAAGTACATATTATGGGGGACTTTAGATTGAAGTTCTTTGAAATGGGTACTAGAGTTAGAAGAACCACTGGTAGTAATACTGCATCTGTTAGAGGTCGGAATCCAATAAGAAGGCAGAGAGTATCAGCCAATAGAGGTAATATCAATGCGGCACATTTCTTTAGAACAGCTAAAGCCAATAAGGAAAGGGAAATCTTTGATAATATGGATAACCTTATAAGCCAGTCAATTCAGAGAATAGCTAATAGAAACAGACGATGAGTTTACAAGTAGGCAAAGCAATATATAACCTGCTTAGTAATGATGCTAATGTTACTAGCAGGGTACATAATAAAATATATCCCTTAATTGCTGATACTGGTACTACATTTCCCTTTATTGTTTATAGAAGAACTGGTATAGAACCATCTGATAGTAAAGATAGGTTTATCTATAAGGAAGATACTTATGTAGAAGTAGTTATAGCTTCTGATAAGTATAATGAAAGCATAGAAATAGCTGATTTAGTAAAGGATGCCTTACAAGGTAAGAGGGGAATCTATTCTGGTATTAACATACAGGATATTAGAATGACTAATGCAGATGAAGATTACATAGAAGATACGTTCATTCAAAACCTTACATTCAACATAAAGACAAATGGCAGGACAAGTAATTAACGGTGGTGACTTAATGCTATTTATTGACGATAAGTCTATAGCATTTGCCACTAGCCACAAACTAAGTATAAATGTAGAAACAGTAGAAACCACTTCTAAGGATAGCGGTGGTAAATGGGTAGCTAAGGCTGCTAGAAAGATTAGCTGGAACTGTAGTACCGAGAACCTTTATTCTAATGATGGTGAAGGTATGACTTTTGACCAGTTATTTGACAAGCTGACAGCCAGAACACCTATTAAGGCTGTATTCTGTTTAGAGAAAGAATATTCAACAAAGAAAGATGAAGTGCCAGAAGGGGGATGGTTGCCAGCCACTACTGGAACATATTCGGGTAATGTTATTATTACAGCACTTGAAGCCAATGCACCTAATGGAGATAATGCAACATTTACAGCTTCATTTGAAGGAGTTGGGGCACTTGCAAAGACAGCATAATTATAAGCCTTTATATCTCTAGGTTATGGAGGTGTAAAGGCTTTATTATTTAATACTTATTGATATGACTATTAAAGGACAAGACTACAGATCGGAAGAGCACACGTCTGAACTCCAGTC